AGATCTGTAATCCTTTCTAAAGAAGTCTTCAATCTCAGGCAGTGATTTAATATTTTCAGGAGCTAATTGCTGTTGAGCTTCTGGACTATCTGGGTCCATTCCCATCTCAATCATTCTAGCAATTAACTTTGCTTCAGCATCAGCAAGTAGGTTTTGCTCTACTTGGATTCTTTTTTGCTCAAGCATTTCATTATAGGATAGATCATCTACCGCTCTAAACTGAATCTTGTTGTATCTTTTAGAGAATTCCCCACATAGTACATTAACCACGTTGGGAATAATAGGGTAGAACTTAAGCTCTAATGCTGATTGATCTTCTTTGGTTAAGACATCAATCATCTGAGCATAGTCATTATCTTCTGCTACAATGTAGTCTGTTTTATCAATGATACCTTTTGCAAGCTTGTAGTTTTTCAACAACTTTCTTGCATTCAATCTTAAAAACTCCATCCCCTGAAGCTCTAACCAATCAATGTTCCAGGCTGCCCAATCATCATCCTTCTCCTTTGCAGGTAGGAATTGAATAGGCTGAGTGAGACTAGCGGTAGTTGGATACCCCTCTCCCTTTGCACCTTTCTTTAAATCCAATGCGTTATATACCTTCATTATCTAAAGTTTTTAAAAGCAGATCTCCCTGGTCTACCTGAAGTCATAGTTTTATTACGTTCCAAGTTTTTAAACGGACTATACTTTAATTTATACAAATTATTTTGATTTTGCAAATTCTTTGTTGCATCTTCTTCTTTTCTTTTGGTAAATCCTCTGTTTGATTGTTGAATTTTGGCAAATGCAACCAATGCAGAGAAAGCTACCAAACGGTCAACGTTGACACCTGGTTGGTAAGCAAGCATCTCTTTCAACAACATAGGATCTGGAATCCTTTCAATACCCAATGTAGTGCTGAGAATATTTCCATGATTATCTAACTCAGTATCAGTTTCTTCTCTTAAGAACTCAATTGCATAAGAGATGAGGTGACTCTTAAATAGAATACCAGTGTTCTTCCATCCATATTCTTGGTATACTGTTGCATTTGAACCAAGATCTTTTAAGAATAGAATTTGTTGCTTTGGTACCAAGTATCTCTGCTTTCTTCTAGAGATCATATACTGGATAAACAAAGAGATGTTGTTCTCCACAACAGTCCAAGCATTGTACCATTCAATGATCTTTTCCAATTGCTCATGAGTCTTGTTGACATCATCGTATCTACCACACCAAGCTGCTACAATTTTATCTTTCTCAATAAAAGATTCATATCCATCAGGAGTTTCTCTTGTAACCTCTACAGCACTCTTGTAAACAAAGATACTACAGAGTGAATCTGAAGTAGTTGTTTTACCTTCTGACACGGGGTCAACAGAGGCATAGTACATCCCAAATGAAGGATTTTTAACAGGTCTTTCCCATACAACAAGGACACCAGATTTATCTTGCATCTTCTTATCTACCGGAAACTGTGATATAGGAAGTTTGTTACTTCTCTTAGCTTCAATACCTTCTACAGTTCTTTCCAATTCAATATGCTCAAAAGAATATTCTTTGTCTTCAATCCTTTTAAGTTGCTTGGAAATAATACCCTGTGGAAAGATAGACTCCTTTCTATAAGCAAATGCTTCAGCTATATTGGTTGGTTTCTGAGATATACGTAACTGATACTGCTCTGGGTTTAGTTCAGACTTCCACTTTTCTCTTTCAGCATGAATTGCCTTCAAAGCCTCTTCAACTAATGAGTTACCATACTCATCAATGTATGGAGGCATTGACCATTGCTCAGGAATAAATAAGCCGGCTAAGCCAATGGTTCCATCTGCATCAAGTAGGTTTGTTTCTACAGCATAGATGTCATTGTTTGTTGGATTAAGAACCATGTCCTTCAAAGGATTACATTGTTCCAAATCACCCACAGATCCTGCAGCAATAAACATACCTGTAGTAACCATACCAGAAGACATTGCAGGTCTTAAGTATTCATAAGTCTCCATCATCTTTGGAGCAATACCAGCTTCCTCATGGAAGAAGTATGTAGTAGGACCACCGACACCTGTTGTTGCACTCTTCTCAAAAGAGGCACCTTGTATCTTGGATTTTAAACCTTTGGTAGTCTTTCTGTTACCAACTCTTACTTCAATCTGTTGTTGCCATAAAAGAACCTTTTCAGGATTACTTGGTCTATACCAAGCAGTATGTTCATTCAAGAAATCTTTGTACTCATCCAAGAATTTCCAAGAACCTTTATCATTGATGTAGTCTTTTAGTGAAGCACCAATCTTACATACACTACCTTCTTCAAACCAGTAGGTGTTTATAAGCTTACCCATGTGGAAGTAAGAGGAAGCAATCTGACGTTTCTTTAGAATAGCTGAGTGTTTATTACTTAACTCAGCCAATAGTTCATAGATAGCCATATGATACTGTGCATCTCTTACTTTGGCAAACCCGTATTTCTTCTCTTCTTTATCATAGATTGGAAGAAAGTTTAACCACATGTAGTAGTCTCTTGTGAGATACCAGGTCTTTCCAGCATTCTTATAGATTGCACCATTACGGCACTTTTCCTTTTCTGCTTCCCAATAAACGTTAAAGTCTTTTGATCTAAAAGGAGCTGAGCAATAAAAACCATTCTTGTTAAAGTTTTGTGCTTCTTTATTAAACAGGAATGATGTTTCATCATACTCATACTGACCAGGTTCTTTGAATATGCTCAGTAAAAAGTCAATGAACTCCTGCGTAGTATAAAACTCCGTAGTAGTCCACTGGCCATTTTCATATGTTGGAACTATTCTGTTCATTCAATCACAGCAAGAATATCACCTTGAGCAATAAGTAAATGCTTCTCACCATTATGTTTCATCTCAACGGGTGTTGCATAATCTACATACTGAATAAGATCACCTACATTTACTTCAGTTACTTCTTTACCAATGCCTACAATGTAGCCTTGAAATGTCTTTTCTCTAGCTGCATCAGGAATCATTATCTTGGTCCCCGGAAAGAACTCCCCCGGTTTCTTCTCCTTGATCAATACTCTCTTGCCCACTGGCACAATTTTCTGGTTTTCCATATTTTTCTTTGTTTAATGTGTTAATAAAAAGGCAGTCATCCCAATAACAAAATACCCACTCTTCTTTTTTTTCGTGTATCATAACTGATCATAAGCTAAACCTTGCCCTCCTCTTACATGACTTTCCTGTTCCTGTTTCATGTCACTGAAAGCTCCTTTGTATGAGGATCTAATTTGTTCAAACTTTGCAGCAGCATTAACCAATGAGTTAATGTTACCATCTCTACCATGTTCAATTGATGTTGTTTCCATATACTTTGCTAATCTATCAAGCATTGATTTAATACCCTTGTAAGCTCTATACGTTGGTGTTTCATATAATTTGTTGCATGTTGCAATTGCTCTCAAAATTACTTCATCTTCTGGAGATTCTTGCATCAATACTTCTTCCATAATCAAATCTTCTTTCTCTGCTTCTGGAACATTGAAAAAAGGGTTCATGTCCGGATTAGGACATGTCATATAAAACAGATACTGATATACAGACATGTATGTATCTGGATAATTATCCATTATAGACTTCAGAGAATCTAATGTATAACAATGTTCAGTTGGAATTACTTTACCATTCTGAACGTCAAATAATCTAACTATCATTTTCTATTATCTTTTAACCACATAATTATACTATTGACTTCATCTTGCAAGTATGGTAATTCATAGAATGTAATATCTTCAATCACAGGTTCACCATTTACATGTTCATTAATTGGATAACCATTTTCATCAACTCCAAGTTGTACAAACTTTACATGTTGAATGGTAAGCTTTCCAATCTTTAGTCTAGGATTATGCTTTTTAATAATATACGCATAAATACTCAATTGTAAATTATAATGGTTTAAATTACAATCATCCAAATGCGAAACTGGATGATACATCTTCTGAGTTACACCTTCCCAGTTTGTAAAACCCTTTTCTTTAATCTCTTTATTGGTCTTATAATCTGTAATGTTTAAGGTGTTATTCACAACTTCAACTAAATCAGCCTGGCCACAAAGACCTGCTGACTTCAAATATACTAAATGTTCTGGATAAATCCCATCAGATAACCTTTGATCTGGTGCTAATTTAAGTTCTCCATCAATAATGGGTCTAACAATAGGTAGTTGTGAACCATCTCTTTCAATTGTCTCACACTCAAGCAAGTCTGCTTCTCTTTGGCCATGATACCAATTACCTAATTTAATAGCTCTCTGTGATTCTGATTCCCACGCATCAGTAATTTGAGTCGGTGTTAAACCATACCATTTAGATTTCTTATTCCTAGACGCTTTTAAAGCAGCATCCTTGGAATCAAATTTTGGTTTAAACATACCGATAAAAGACGTGACACTCAGCCAGTCTATGTTCTCATCACCTAAACTCTTGTATAAGTGACCATCCTCCTTAAAATAAATACTCATATTACATTTGAATCTGGATTCCATTCAATCTCTACATCAGCTGTTGCTGTTGTAGTCCATTTAGGAATACCGTTAGAAATACTAGTTGACTGAGCCTTCTTTGCTTCAGCCATTTTAAATCTTACATACTTACCCAATTCCATATCATTAGGTAATGTATCAAGTTCTCTTTCTTCTATTTCAATCTTCATATTTGATGTTGGTTTTAAGTTTATGTTCTGTTTCCTCATCCATGATAGCATTCCACTTACCCAATGGGCAAGATGATGCTAAAGATCTTGTTTTGAAACCCAGACTACAACCACATTCACCACAGCATGGTTGAGTACCTGGAGCAAAACATTTGCTTCCTGCTGTATCAAGAGACGGGCAAGATCTACAAATACCCCATCTCAAAGCAGCCTCAGCTTCAATATGTTCTTTCTTGAATACACTATTCTTGATTCCCTCAAGAATTTGCGGTGTGCTTTTAAATGCACCTATAAATTTTTCTAGTCCCATTTCTGTTCTTGAATTATAAATGATATACCCCAGTTTAAGAAACGCAAATCAATTGATCTGGAACCATTCCAGATTAGATCATTGTAGTATGCAATTGTTGGCAATAAGTACCAACAGTCCATTGAATATTTTTCAATTTTCATTTCTTTTGGTTTTTAAATTCTCTTTTAGCTTCAAGCATTTCATCATACATCTTCTGTGCTTGCTCTAACTTATCCAGTTTCTCCTTGACACCAATTGTCTTCTCATAACCTGCATAAGTCTGCTTGCCCAGATTACCCAAGATATCTTTGTTTCTTTTGATAGTCTTATCCAGCTTTTGCTTTCTTAAGACAAACGTACCCAAACCGTCTACAAAAACTCTTGGATAAGTTAATTCACTCAGATTCTTTCTAAGGCGTCCATAATAAAATGTTATGAAGTCCTCAACTACATTCTGGTGGACGCCCACTTCTTCAGCAATACCTTCCTTAAACTGTTTATAGTTCTTAGGATTCATTCCCTAATATTTTAAAGTCTAAGAATATAGTGCCGTCTTCTTGGATTTCCATCTTCTCACTAAGCCTAATAGTCTTTTTGTTCTTGCCGGTCTTAGAGATCAAGAGTTTCTTAGCCGCTTTAGTAACTGCATTCCTTGCAGACTGTGCACTTTTAAAAATCTCCTTCTCTGTAATAAGGTCACAAAACTTTGTAAGCTCAATGTCTTTGTTCAATGCAAGCTCAGTCAGACAGTCAAGATCTGACTGACTGATCTGAACTTCATTAAAAAAACAATAAGTGAGAATCTGATACTTAATCACACTCTCCCTGGTTGTTTTAATCTTCTTCTCTACTTTGTTTACTAATGCCATTTTTTTGTTGGTTTACTGTTACAGCTTACAAACTCATGATAACATCAATCAGTCTTGGATCAGGATAAACATCCATCTTATCACGTCTGACGTTAGTATGAGATAATAAACCTTTTACTTTTCCGTAATAGGCATCCTCCTGAAAGTCAAATGCTTTAGTGGCACCTTGCTTTTTGATCCACTGTTGTAGACCTACTCTTAGATCTACACCATCTCTTTCTCCAATGAATCTCAACCATTTCTCCACCTCTTCAATCTGCTTGTCAGAATATTTATGCCAGTGGATAGCTCCTCTGAATGCTTCATCAAGTGTAATCACTTGACTATCAACCACTTTGCTATTCACATACGTTTTCATATCCTTGTTGAGATGACCCATTGAGCAAATCTCTAAGCCCACGGTTCTACGGTTCATGTACCCAGAACCTGAATCACCAATGTGCCAGCCAAGATTACCTTGAGGAAAAGCCTGCACCATGACACCATCATACTTAGACTTTCCGGTTGCGTGATCTTGACCACCTAATACAAACTCAGTAGCAATCCTACCTCTTGTATCTTTACCCCACATATCCACACAAGCATAAGGATTAGCTCCTCCGGCTGTGTGATGCAGCATGATATACTCATTGTCAAGCTTCTCATGGACATACTCATCTGTAGGTAAGAAGTACTTGTGGATTGTCTGATTATACTTAGTGGTATAATACTGACTACTCAAATCTGTATCTTGGTCAATGGCTTCTGTGAAACCTCCTTTAGATAACAACAACGTCCATGTCTCATTACCAACAACGCCATCAGGAGTAAGCTCATGATGCATCTGGTATCTGATTACAGCTGCACGTGTTTTGTCTCCAAAGCTTCCGTCTGCCTTAAGACCAAGAATCTGCTGAAGCTTTCTTACGTCTTCACCAGTATCTCCTTTCTTTAGCATTCTCATGTTAAATAGGTTTTAATGTTGGACC